CGTGATTTAGCTTCAACAGTCTGTTTCAAGATCTGAATGCTAAGTTTATTACCAGCTGCACCTTCTAGAGCTGCTGTTGCTGCTGCTTTACCACTGGTTGCACCAGAATATGCTTCAGCAATTTTGAATGGTGAAAGTGCTTCTTCTCCAGCTGTTGCTCCGCTTGCGCCTGAGCCTGCTGTATCAGAGTAACGTACTCTCAATGTGTGGATTTGACCCACTGGACCTGTCATTGGCTGAACACCAACGATTTCGTTTGCAATCACTGTTGGCATAACACGTCTGATCACTGGTAGGATCACACGGTTAAGTGTTGCGATATTGCCGGCAGAGGTAGCTCCAGCACCTGCAGTCTCAGCCAAATACTTGCGTGTATTCTCAAGTGTTGACGCCATAACTGCTTTCTTATTGCCATTTAGGCCTTCAAGAAGTGCTGTTTTAGTCTCTTGCCAGCGACTTTCTAATAGTTCTGACATTGTTATCTCCTTAATTCAAACCAGCTAAACGCTTGATATCAACTACGTTGCTATCAGCCTTTGCTGTTATATCAGTTGTTTCTGTTCTGTTGCCTGTTACTTCTTTTGCCTCTGCTAAAACTGCCTTCTTCGTTGGACTCTTGCCGTCGATAACTGCCGGTAAGTATTTCTCAAACTGTGATTGTAATTTTCCTGTTTGAACTGATTCTAACAAGTCCATCATTATTTCTTTCTGGTCAATGCTCAACGGAGCTACTAAACCATCAATACTTTCTTTGCGTGACACAGATTCAGTGATCTTTTTGTTCTCTGCTGCCTGTGCTTCTGCAAGTTTGATTGCTTTAGACGCTGCTTCTTTTGCTTCTGCAAGCTGTTGGTCTTTAGTACCTACAACCCTTAGTAGTTTAGAAGTTTCACTCTTCTCGTTAAGATATGAGTGTTGATATTCGTTAGCAAATGCTTCGAATAATTTACGTCCAAAATCATTTTCACGTGCTGCTTCAATATCTTCTTTCAGTGAAGAAATCTCTTTTGTGAGACCCTTTGATACTGTTTCTGATACCAACGCTGCACTTTTCTTAATAAACGTTGACTTAACGCTACTAAGATGTTCTTTGGCTTCACGTACTAAACGTACTTTTGTTTCGGCCAAGTCTTTTTTGTCTTCGTAAAATTCTGCAAGTTCTTTCGCAAGTGATTCTACTACAAACTCTTCTAGAGCAACAAATTTATCTGCCATTGCTTTTTGATCGGAGTGCAGTTCTTTAATTTCTGTAGCAAGTTGCTCAGAAACAAAAGATTTCATTAGATTAGCATTTTTACGCTGAGCAACAGCAAATTTTGCTTTTGCTTCTGCTAGTTGTTTACGATCGTCTTGGAATTCTGCGATTTCTTCTGCTAGTTTTTCTGTAACAAGACTATCAATGGCTTCTACCATTGTAGTTTTATCGTGTTCATACTTTTTAGCAAATTCTTCGCGTAGTTCACTAGTAACTTCAAGTCGATTTTCTTTAACTTTTGCGTTCCACGCTTCCTCTAATTCAGAACGTACTTCTTCTGATAGTGCGTCATTTTCGAAGAGATTTTTGAGTGCATCTAACATTAATTTCTCCTCGTTATTGGAGCCTGTCTATTATATTCAATAGACTCTCTTTTAAATACTTTTGTGCCTTTTTGTCGCCTTGTACTTCTCTTGAATTTAAAAATGCCTTGTATCCGCCTCTTTCGTTCATTAAATGTTCGTAAATTGGTGTTGGATACGCACCGGGGGCGCTGGGCTGAGCCACAACGTCCACAGTTATTATTTCGAATCCGGCGACTTCTCCGCCGCCGTCTACTTCGCCACTACCTCTCGATGAAACACCAAGTTTGACGCCGCTTTCAAGCATTGTCTTTACTAGTTGTCCCATCGGAGTTGGTAGTACTTTAAGTTTTCCGTAACCATTAGGTCCGTCCATCCACATTTCATTAATCATATGGCTAACACGGTCTAGGTTAATATTAAGTCCTTCAGGATGATCTACTTCGCCTAACACTGAGTAGCCGCCACTAATTTGTTCGTTGAGTGTGGTGACAGCCCTGCTAATCTCATTTACGGGATAAACACGCTGATTTGCGTTTTTGACTCCGCCTTGAATACAAATGCCTTTCATAAAAAGGTCTTTGCCGTCATTAGCAGACTCAACTACAATCTTAGCCTGGTCGAAACTCAAATGTTCGTTTAAGTGTTTCATCTTTTAGTCCTTAAGCGCCAATTGTTGATTTAGTATTAGCGCCGTTGTCTCCCTTTGCAGGGGCTTTTGCTGAGTTCATTTTCCCAGCTTTTCCACCAGGAACGTTTACGTTACCAGCGGTATCTGTTTTTGGTGCGCTTGCGCCAGTACCTTTTTCATCAGCTGATCCACCTTTTGCAATATTTGCAGATGATCCGCCCATATTATTTGCACCAGCAACTACTGATTTTGCATTAGCACCGTTGTCACCCATTGATGCTGTTACTTTATCAGTATATTCACGCATCACTTCTGTGTTTGACTTGGCAACTTTTGACTCTTCTACTTCTTCGTCACTTGCTTCATCAACTTCTTCATCAGTTGCTTCGTATGCAAATGCTTCTTCTTCAGCATCGTCGTCGTCGCCTTCTTCGGAATCCATATCCATTGGCATTTCGTCACCTGCTTCATCGTCTGCTGGTGCTTCATCGTCCATCATAGATTCAAATTCTGCTTTTAATGCTTCTAATTCATCTTCTAGATCCATTACACGATCTTCGATGTCGCCGTCGGCATCGTCCATACCCATTTCGTCGCCTGCTTCATCGTCGCCGGCGTCCATATCCATATCTGGCATTTCGATGTCGCCTATCATAGCGTCTGCTGGGTCAGCTTCTACTGCTGGTTCATCAAAGAATCCTTCTTCAACTTCTTCATCAGTAGCTTCATCAACTTCTTCGTCAGTAGCTTCGTCAACTTCTTCATCAGTTGCTTCGTCTAAATCTTCGTCATCTGATTCATCGACTTCTTCGTCAGTAGCTTCATCAACTTCTTCGTCAGTTGTTTCATCTACTTCTTCTTCATCTTCGAGTAATGATTCGTAAATATCTCTTGATTTTTCCACTACAATTTCGTGGAAAAGTTCTGCTGCTTTTTCGCGATCTTCATTAACAAGATGCTCAAGCATTTCTTCAAACTTATTGCTGTCAGTCATTGTTATCTCCTTTAGTTATCTTTACAAGGCTGTCTATTATATTTACACTTTATATAAAATATACGCTTAAAATGGGGTCAAAACAGCGTATTTTAGGATTTCATTGGGGTTAAACCAAAAAAATCAATAAAATTATCAATTGTGATGTGTTTTAAATTATTACAATCTTTTAATGTGTCCGGTATATAGCTTTCCTCATTTGCCGTAACTCTAACGTATTTAGTACGGACAAACTGATTTATACAAGTCATTGTTTGCCTCTGCCAATTACCGTAGTATGTAGCTCTATCTTGTGTATTTTTATAATTTTGGGTGCCGGCATATATGTTGTTTACATACTCTTGTTTTTCACCAAGCCCGGTATAATCAAACCCTAAAATATATATTTCTGCATTATCGTGCATACTGGCCATATGCAATGCAGTGGGTCCGCTACTCCATCCTTTATTAGGATTAAATTTATTGATATTAGGATCTTGCTTGGTTAGTTTGTTTGGATTACTCCAAACTTGGTGCTTATGATGATAGTTTGTTTTTTGTATTTCCATTATCATTTTTGTGTCAACAGCAACAAGATAATCTGGTGCAAACGTTCTATATAGTGCATTGCAACCATATATTGTTCCGTGTTGTTTTAAATCAAATGGATTAACTTTTTTACGACTTATGCCATTTCCTAGCACAAACGCTACTTTTTTGCTTGACATTTGTCACCTTTTGTTAAACTGCGGCTTGTGCTTGTGCGGCCAGTCCGTACATTTGTTTAACAAATTCTAACTCTTTTGTAGTTTCTTTTTGGTGATTTTCTGAGGCTTTACGTGCCTTGTTGATATCTTTTAAAGAAAGTCTTGTTTTCCTTGAATCATCAACTTTCATCACACTGGTATCATCAGCCGGACTATAAGTAAGGTCTTCAATTGGTTCTAGGTTGTCTTTGTCAAAGTAAAAAAGTTCTCTAAGTATCATAGTTTTATTTATACAGTTTGGTCAGTTGGTGCTGCCTCTGCTCCTCCGATATCGTCACCTGTTGCAGTCTCAGGCGGAGTGCCTTCTCCTGCATCTATTGCATCACCTTCGTCGCCAAGCTCAGTTTCTAAGCCTCCAAAGTCGTCGGTAATACCTGCGCCTGATAATCCTGCTGCACCCATTTCGGGCTGCTGTGCTGCTGCATCTAAGTTGTCTTGATTTTCTTCTTGCCATAGACGTTCATTTTCTGCTATTTCTTCATCGCTCATACCTAAAAAGCGTTTTAATGCAAATCTATTTGACATAAATGGCACCGATTGGATAGTACTAAAGGTGCTGATTCTATTGTTGTCAAGTTCGGCTTGTCTATATGCAGCAAAGTTTTGAGGTGGTGTTAGATCTAAATCAAACATTGAATAATCAACATTAACACCTTTGTTTTTAAGATATAATTTAAATTCTAAGTTAAAAACTTCTTCAAGCATTCCTTGTAAACGTTCGCAATATTTGTTAAATCTTAGCTCTTGAATGTATGCTGTACCTACTCGCCCATCGTTGTATTGACTTGCCCCATCGTCTGCGCCTGTGGGTAAGTAACTGCTAGGAATACGCAATCCGCGAACCAATTTGTTAGTAAAGTATCTAAGGTCATCAATCTCTCCTAGGTTTGTACCGCCTGGTAGTGTTTCAACTTTTGATCCACGTCCTTCAGCAGTTTGAGGGAAAAAGTAATCTTCGTTGATTGACAGTGGATTGTATGAGCTGTCTATGACATTTGTTCCGCCACCTGTCTTGGATGGGATGCGTCTTTGATGTATTTCCGTTTTTACACGCTCCACAAACTGCATAGCAAGGTGCGAAGGCATATTGCCCACATCAACGTAGAATACTCTGCGCTCCGGCGCACGTTGTACTCGATAGATAATAATAGCATCTTCGAGTAATTCTTTTTGTTTGTATACTTTAAAAATACTTTCAAGTAAACTATTACCAAAAGGAAAGTTTTGATCCAATCCTTCACTCATCGATAAGTGAACTACATTATTTGCATCAACAAATGTTTCGCTTTGGTCTGTTTGCCATCTACTTGTTCCAGATGGAGGTGTTGCTGATCCTGTAGCTGCTTTTTGACTAACAGTCTGGTAGCCCGATGTTCCGCCTGGACCGTAGCTGTTTTGCTGATTTAAAGGTGTTGCTTCTAAAGCACCAAATGCAAAATTTAAATTCTTTACAACATATTGTTCAGGACGTTTTCCTTCACTTTCGTTTACAATAATCTTTGTTACTTGGCTAGGATCAACGTGGAACCATTTTTGTGATTCAGGATCTCTGATAAAAAATTGGTCTCCGTATTTAAAAGAATTACGTATAATACGGAACATACGAGTATCAAACTGTTGAATTTTACACCATTGTTTTAGATACTCTCCTAATATTTTTACCTCTGAATTATTAGCTTGTTTTTTAAAATTTATATTAAAATGTGTATCGTTGTCAGAAGCTTTTTGTGAACAAAACTCAGCAAGAATATCTAATGCTGCATTCACTTCGCTGTCACTATCCATTGTATTATATTGATTGTATCTTTCGATACGGTTAGGCGAACCTACATAAACATCAGGTAAATGGGAACTGTAATTAGAAGCAGCTGGTCCCGGACCTGCTTGTCCTTTCATAGTAAATGGACTATAACTTCCATTTGAATTATTACTTGTTGGGACTGGTGTAAAAAATTTCTTCCAACTCACGTGCCTATTCCTTTTAGCATATTGCCGCTTAACCCTTTAGTAGCTCTAAATTGTCTCTTACCTGTATCAGCTGCACCACTTTCTACTCTTAGTAAACTTTCTAATAGCGAATTTTGTGTGTTTAATTTTCCTTCAAGCATAGAGACCATTGTTTCTGTAATACTATTACTTATCGTATCTGTATCATTATTATACGACGAAGTGGCATTATTGTCAATCTGTGATCGCAATCCTCGCATCATAGTAAGTAAATTACGAGTATTTTCAGTGCTTAAAACATTTCCTGGCCCGGTAATAAGTTCAGGACCCATTTCTCCTGTAACTCCTACTTCGCCTGATCTAATATATCCTCCTGATGCAAACCCTCTTCCGGTAAATCCACTCCTTTTATAGTCAGCAAGTCTACTATTTGTAAATGCTTGTCCTGTCTTTTGTATAGCAGTCGAAAGTTCGGATTTCATTTTATCTATTTCTGCACCGATACTATCTGCTTGTTGTGTTTGTCCTGTAAGCATTGCTTCAGTTTGTCTTGCACTAAGCTGCGCAATTTTTTGTTCAGTTTCTGCAACTTGTGCTCTTGCATCGCTTAATTCTTCTGATAATGTTTCAGCATTTGTATTTGCATTTTCGTCTGTTGCTAGTTCAGGTACACCTAAATCATTTACTGTCATATTTTCAACATCACCGACTTCCATATTAGGCAAATTCTCGATTGCAAAACGTCCCTTTTCGTATACTCCTGCAACGTTTTCTGATGCTCTAAATAAATTATCAACAACTCCGCCAAGTTGTGTTGTAATCTCTCCTGCACTTGGCATTGCAGCTTGTACTTTTTGTAATGCAGTAACACCCATTTCTTCTAAGTTTTTAAGTGCAGTTTGTTGTGTTGCAAGCACCATTTTTTGAGTGGCTTCGTTTAATTTAATAGTTTCATCTATGAGATTTTTTGTATCTTCGGCACCCATTTGGATTTCTTGTTGACGTTCTATTTCAGCAGTAATTCTTTGCAATTTTACAAGAGTGTCTTCTGCTGCTGCTCCTGCTGCATTTAGTCTGTTTGCAAACACATATGAATCTTCTCTTAATTGATTCTGTGCTTGGCTTATACCTGTCAGGTTGCCTAACATACCGATTTGTCTAGCTTCTTCGGTTCCTAGATAATCTGTAAATGCTGCTTGTGTTTGTGATATACTTTGATCAAATGCATCAAAGTTATTTGTATTCATACCCGATCTAAATGCATCTACTTGTGCTTGAAATTCATCAGCACTATCGCCTAATGCAACAAATGCCTGTCTAGTTTCGTCTGTAGTAGGAGCACCACGTATTAACAAGTCTTTAAACAATTCAGAAAATTGTGGCCCCATAGTAGAACCAATTTTTGTTAGTCCTGTACTAAGTGCTTCGCTTGCATCAGCACTTTGTCCAGTTAAGAATGCTTGCACATCGCCTTGACGTCTTGCCTCTTTCATTTGGTCAGCAAGATCCTCACGTTGCTTACCTGTAAGTTTACTAAGTGCATCTAACTCTTTTGCAAACTCTAATGCACTTGCATTTCTATCTCTACCTACACTGCGTTCTAATTGATTGTCTTGTTCAGCAATTTCTGCATATGTTAACAAGTTTTCATTTATGTCTTCAACAGTAAATCCTAATCTACGTAAATTAGTACCTACATCACTTTGTAACACACTGGTACTAAATTGTCTAAACCTACTGATTGCTTGATCAGTTGTACCACCAAATGCGCTCAACCCTTCTGTGTTGTCTTTTAACATCTTGGTCATATCTTCAACAGTCATACCAAATTCAGCAGCAGCAATTTTTATCTCTGTCATTTGCTTGCCAAAGCTTGCACCAATTCCTGTTAAACTTTGATATTCTGCTAAACTGTTTTCAGCGAACATTGTTAAAGCATTTACAACTTTACCAAGGTTACCTAATATTTTTGTATTTTTATCTAATGCTTTACTGTAGTCAGATAGTTTCATACTACCTGATAACAAGTTACCAGCTAAACCAACAACTGAATTTGCTGCGCCCTTTGCTTCTCTACCTAAGAAACTTAAGGCGTTGCCACTACCAGTTAAAAATTCGTCTATTTCCGAAGCCAAAAGACATACTCCTGCATTTTTTTGTTTATAAATATTCTATACTAGTATTTACCTAGGGAATAATTATGGAAAACGAAAGCCCTCTCAAAAAATATACAAGACAGCCAAAAATCTATATAGATTTGCCAAGCAAAGGCAAATACTATAGCGATAGTGTGTTATATGAAGATTCGTATTCAAATTTAGCAGTTTTTAGTATGACTGCCAATGATGAAATACTTTATAGAACACCAGATGCTTTGATAAACGGGCAAGCAACTGCAAAAAATATACAAAGTTGTATTCCGTCTATTCTTAAACCATTTGACCTAGTAACTTTAGATGTTGACGCATTACTGCTATCAATACGTTTAGCAACGTATGGTACAAAAATGCAAATTAGTCAGCGTTGTAAAAAATGCAATGAAGATAACACATACGAAATTGATATTTCAAGGTATATCGATTATATGAACAAATTAGAATTTGAAGATACTATGTTGTATAACGATTTCAAAATTAATTTTGTTCCTTTATCGTATTCCGACTATACAGATTTACAAAAAGAATCAGTCGGTTTTCAAAGAGCATTATCTGTACAGTTACCAAAAATCATAGACGAAGATGAAAAAAATAAATTTCAAGACACAGTATTGTCTTCAATAGCTAAAATGAATATGAAATCAATTTTACTTTCTATTCACAGTATTGAAGTTGATGGTGAGGTTGAAAAGGATAAAAAAGTAATTTATGATTTCATAGAGAGCTATGATGTTGATATGTTTAAAGCAATAAAAGCACATATAGATAAGCAATACGAAACGTGGTTGTTACCAAAAGAAACTGTTCAATGTTCTGCTTGTGAAGAAACAAATGAAATACGCATAACCATTGATCAAACAGATTTTTTCGGAAAAGGCTAATCTACTTAGATGATAGTGCTGTAGAAGTATTAGCCAATGATTTTGAGAACGATATTAAAAGAATAAAAGACACTATCTATAGACTCAGTTGGTATATGAGAGGCGGTGTCTCTGTGGAGACATTGCTATACGATACCGATATGGAAGATCAAGAAATTATATCTAAAATTGTAAAAGATAATATAGAAAATACAAAAAATTCTAAAATGCCGTTGCTTTAATTGAATCTATTTCTGTCTGCTGCTATTGCATCTAATGCATTCTCTTCGTCACCTGGTCTAATATTTACAGGTCGTCCAACTGATCTACCGCTGCCTTGTCTAGCTGCAGGAACTACTGGAGAATTACTTCGTCCAGTATTTTGTGTTCTAACAGGATTTTCTGCACTATCAATTGCATCGCTTGCACGTTTAATTAACTCATCATTATCATTTGAGTTTTCAGGACGTTCTATCTTAGCACCGGTTCTTGTAAGTACACGATTGTCAGGCATTGGAATTGGCTTACCACTTCTAAGAGCTTCCGGTGTTGGAGCTAGATATAATTCTTGATTCATTCCACCAGGTCTTGCTCCCATCCTATCACTAACAGCAACAAGCTCGTGCGTGTCTTTTAGTTGGTCGGCCATTTCTGGCGTGTAAGGAAATACATAATCACTTAATTGTCCAAGTTGACCAGATGACATTGGCTTCGGGTCAATGCTTTCTGCTGGACGTTCGCTTGGATCAATTTCTAATGCATCAAAAATTGCACCTGTTCTATCTCCTAACATCAAATAAGGAACTTTTACTTTCTCCATATCTGGCGGAAAGATCATATCCTGGAAAGCTAGTTTTGCCCATTCACTGGATGCATATGATGTGCCTGTTGGCATTTTTGTTACACCACCTTCAAATGTTAATGCATCTCTTAATGTGCTTCCGCCTAATGCACCATTAGTCATTGTATCCAATCCTAATGCTGCTAAATCAGCTACATTACCCACGCCTTCAAACACTTTTGCGGCTACAGTTCCTGCTACAAATTCTGCTAATTTCATCTGAAAAGCAGGACGAGTAAGCAAATATGTTGCACCCCAAAATGCAGCTTCAGTTATAATCATAGTGATCAAACTAGGAATAGTACCAGCGCCTGTGGCTGCTGCGCCAATTTGCATTGCTCTTATAGGCGAACGAATTAAATTTATAAGCGTTGCTATCCTTATTACTCTAAAAGCCATAGACAGCATTAGTATACATTGTGAAACAAATAATCCTGTAATGATAGATTTTAATTCTTCTTTTTCTGCTTGTCCGCCAGGAAATTCACTATCAGGCATTTCGCTAACTATGTCATAATTTATTATGAAACTTTGAAATAAACCAATGCCAATACCTAAAACACCTAGTAGTTTAAAAAATCCAGACATAACTGTACCAGCAAATATTTTAGTTAATGTAGGTCGATTTTTCATTGCAGTGCTAATTTGTTCCGGAGTCATTACCGAACCAATTTTTAGCTTGTTATATAAACCTCTGCCTATTTCTCTATAAGCACCTTCAAATCCACGCAATGCTCTAGTTACTGACGATCCGTTGCGTAATCGTTTCGTAAACGTGTCTGCATCAACCTGCTTTGCAAAACTAAAGTTTTGATCTTTTAAATTAACAATATACCTATCACCTACAGCAACAGGTGCTGCTTTTGCAGGATCAAACATAGCAGTCGGAGGATTTATTGATTTCCAGCTTTTTGTAAGTCGAGATACAACACTAGGTTTTGCAGGAGCATTATCTGTAGCCCTGACCCAAGTTGATCCATTCCATTTATAATCTAAATTGTCAATAGACAAAGTAGTTAGCTTTGGAATATCTACTGCTTCTTCTTTAATAATAATTTTTTCTTCAGATAATAATTCTACTAATTTCATTCACAAGTGTTCCAGCTGTATAATGTATTTAGTTTATATGAGTTGAACCAAGTTCAACTGTGTTTTCGTTATCACTCAACACGAATCATTAGTTCTTGATAACAATATTAATAAGGCATATGCAAAGCATATGCTTTTAGTATTATTCAGATTGTGAAGTCATAATTCGCCCGTTGCCGGGCGAAGGTAGCTTTTGAGCATTATTCGAGTTGCTTCAGCCATCTTATTAAAAGAGATTTTAATGTTATTTCAATTTAACACTAAACAAGTTAATGTTACTTTGACTTAACATTAAGTGGAGGCGGTTGACCTGTATCCTCCTACTCTAGCTTCGTCATATCAACGGAAGGCAGTTATTCCCTAACAAGCGAAAACACTTACCCTGTGGTTGCTTTTTCTCAGAGCCACAATCTTTTAAAACCTATCGTATGTTTCTTCACGCGAGCATACCACACCACCGGCGACGAGCATTACCTCGGCTGGATCTTGGATTTTATTTAGAGCTCGTTATATAGCCTATTTTTGTTCTAGTAGTGCCTGGCGTAGTTTATTTGATCCACCAACTCTAACATTGATGATTCCGTTGTAGTATTCGTCTGTCTCTAAGACTCGCCTATCAAACTGTTCTCGTGCTTCAATGTAACTCATTTCAGCTCTGCTTTTGCAGTAGTAAAGTATTTCACGAGTAAAGTTTTTTTCGCCTAAATTTTTTACATCTTCGTTCAGTCTATCTGAACTTCCCCAGTATTCACGCCAATCACTTTCTTTATGACCTCTGCGTTTGTTTTTTTTGCCTTTTAATGGTGGCTTAGTTGTCTTAAATTTTGCTAACTTCTTGCCTACGTATTTTTGTTTTGTCTTTTTGTTTGTTATTAGATATACAAAGCCTTCGTATTCGTCTTCAATAGTGTCTACTTTTTTACCTTTGTATAACCAACTCATACTTTATGTATACGGATGTTTTCTATTAGTCTGCCATTTCTGATTTTCTCTGTAGCCTCTAAGTACTTCTTCGTATTTTTTTGCAACTTCTTCTTGCCTTGTTTTTGCTAGTGTAATAAGTTTTCTAAGTTCTCTTCTAGCTGTGCGTTTGTTTGCTTCACTAGGACTTTGTTCAAACTTTTCGTTTGCCCTAAAATATTCTAAATATGTTTGTACTAGTTTGTCGTGTGTGTCGTCTGTCATTCTATAATTTCTATGTCGTTTTCGTAAGATGTAAAACCATTTTCTTTGATAACTTTCATTACATTGTTCACCCTACCAACTAATTCATCTTTGTGTGAAATAAGGA